GGGTCTATAACGTCTTGCATATAAGGGATATGGATTTCCTGTATTTCATCCGGCGTCTCTTCAAATCTCTTTGAACCACATTGCGGGCAGACTTTCTCTTCGGTCGGATAACCACACTCTTTACATTTTCTTGTGATCCTTGCCTGGTAGTCCTCTAAGTCCTCTAATGTATAGTCGTCTACCCACACAAAACGCCCAATTTTGTCGTTTTTCTTGTAGTAGACGGTATTTACCGTGACTATATCCGTATCAAGGCTAGAATCGCCTTCTGCGCCCCTTATATCCTTATATTCCTCGGAAGCGTCTTCAACATCGACACCATACTTCTCTTTTACGAACTGTTTTGTATGGGCCGTCTGAATGAATATATAGTCCATATCCTCAATATCAGATACACCCGGTTGAGGTATGACTTGTCTCGGATTGATCTCTATTACGTTCACATCCCCGTAATTCGACCTAAATCCCATTTCGTTATCCCATTCGACAAGGAAGAAATCTCCCCCTTGAACGGGTACGGTCCTCTCCATCTGGTCGTTTAGTATGGAAAGCCTTAATAATTTGACTTTATTTACCAAAGCTCTTTCAATGGAACGCGCTAAATGCTCGTCTCCTTCATGGATAGCCGTGACTTTTGGCATCGGTATAGAGGAATCGACCTGAGATTCGATCAATTCATAGGCAATATTCCGTACATTTATCGCTAATTTAGAAGGTGTTGTGTCCGTGTTAGGGTTCCCGTTGACTTCTCTTGTGCCTTCGTAAATACCCTGGTTCTTTTTGATCTCTGTCAAAGTAGAACTGTAAGCAATACGCGCGTTTTCAAGTTTAGAACGCCATTTATCGCGCTTCTTGTCTTCTTTTGTCGGGGCTATTGTCTTCTTGACCTTATCCATTATTGTCTTAAACCTCATACCGGTTCACCGTATTTCTGTAATAAATACTCTCTATCTTCTGCACTTGCGTTCTCTATATCCTCTAAAATAGAGTTGTGCCACTTTTTTTCCATTTTCTCGTAGTCTGCTTCCGGGCTTCTTACCCACCAGACACAAAACGACCTCAGACTGTCAGGATCATGGGTTAGATCGTGAGGGTCTTTAGCATAGACATTAGGCCGTTTCTTGTCTTTTTGAATTTTCTGCAAACAACGGAACAAATTAGGCGCGCAACCGTCTAAAATCGTCAATTTAGGGTGTTCATCAATGACTTTCAACCACTCTTTCATGGATGCACACCCAGCTTGGAAGTCTCTTGAAGTCTTTGTGAGGTTTATCCCGTTTTCGCTAAAGATAACCGCCCTGGATTTACCCGTTACCTGATCTCTCGACCACAAATCGGAAGGGGCTAACCAGTATTGAATCTTTTCGTCCCCGGACATTGACCTCAAAATGTCGCAAGCTGCACCGATTGTCTTGTCAGGCGCGTCAAATTCCCGGTAAACTTGCGCGTTTCCTTTGGTATCGACCTGAATCCAATGGGCTGAAAGCATATCTAAACCATAGTCTAAAGCGACATATCGGGTTAATTTGCCCTCTAATTCCTCTTTGACTACATGGGTGTCCTTTTTTACCTCAGGGAAGAACGAACCACCAGGAACCGTTAGAGCTTCTTCTATGGTTGCCGGGTACTCTTGCGTTATCATGTCCCCCATAGTACGTTTAGTGTTCTCGTACCACTCTTCATCCCTTCTAGGATCGGCATACCAGGGTATGAAAATCTTATTAAAACCGTTGTCGGGATCGGTAAATACCTGTTCAAAAAACGATCCCCTCTCTATAGTCGATAAACCGACCACTTGACCGCCGCTTGGCCTATTTATAGTCGGAAAACCGGCCTTCCATATATCCTCTGCGAACTGCTGGAACGCCCATTCGTCAAAGATTATCAAATCAGCAGTAAATGATCTTGCCGCATTGGGTGAACTTGGGAAACATTTGAACACAGAATCGGGGAGTCCTGGGAAATGAATTGTTAATATGAGTGAGGTGTTTTCCCATGTTGAGTTCACCCAGTTTATCGGCTGATCGTTTTTAGGGGCGAATAGCTCTCGCATATTGTCAAGAATGACCGACATTCTTCTTACTAGCTCTTGCGCTTCGTCCTCTGTCCTTGAAAGTCCTATAACTGTGCGCCCCGGATTTATCATTTTCCAAAGCGCATAGTGTAATACAAGCCAGGTTATTCCTAACTGCCTTGCTTTTAGGATCACGTTTAATTTATTGTCGCGGAACTGTGATAACGCTTTCTCCTGGTCCGGCCACAAGTCAAATGGCTGTATCAAAGTCTCCGCGTCTTTATCCTCAATATGCCCGTATGTCTTTACGAAATATTCAAGGTGTGATCTACAGTAGTCGTATTCTTTTTCCCTTAATTCACTCGGTCTTAAATCCATAAAAAGCAAATGAGCCGCCTTTTGAGCAGCCCATCAATAAGGAGAAGTAAAATGCCTAATGTTTTTCTAGTTTAGATATTACACCCGAACTTTTATCAATTAGTATCAAGTAAATAAAAATTTATTAAGAAATTTCACAGTATGCGTCTAAAGCATCCTGGAATAATTCATAAGTCCATTGATAAGATTTGTTGATCTCTTCCGCAGTCTGTTCCAAAGTCTTATTTTGAAAATAATAGTAAATCAATATGCTTCTTAAAGTCCCGGTCTCGATCTTCTGGACCTTATTCAAGCACTCGTTCTTCTTGTCAAGATAATTTAATAGATATTTGTTCAGATTGGCCTTATAAGCGTCCATTTTGATTATGACGTCCTCTAACTTGTTCCTCGGTGTCCCTGAAATGTTCACAGGATCATAGTTAGTCGTCATTTTCGTGGCAACGGTCATTAGTCTTTCGATCTCCTGTTCCGCTGCCTTTATGTCTACATCCAAAGTCTTTAGAAATTTTAATTCTCTCTTGGCCTCTTCCCTTGTCATACTTCCCCCTTAATTGAACCATTTTACAACTGTGTCGCCTTTATATCCCTTTTCCCAGACATACCACGCTAACGCCATCATTGAGGAACCGCCTTTGAACTCTCCATTAGTACCACATTTAATTCTCGATGATGATACCCAGATAGTCTTAGGCGGGTACTTCTTGAAAAACTCTTTCCGCTTCTGCCCCTCTAGGAATTGTATCTTTAGGAACATGCACACTTTGTTCCCGTCGTAGACTAATCTCAAAGCCTGTTCGATAAACTCCTGTGCGTACCTATAAGGCGGGTTCGTCACTATGTCTCCGTAAAACGGTAGATTCTGCGTCAGAAAATTAACTCCACCAATACCATATCCCCGATCTACTAAGTCAGAAGACATTACATTAAATCCATGTTCCTCAAATACCTTAGACAAGTGGCCTTTCCCACAGGCACATTCCCATATATTCTTGTTCAAGTCCTCAATCTTGATTAACCACTCTGCCGCTTCCGGACTCGTCGCATAGAAATCATCCTCTGCCCTATCCTCTTTTGACAGATTGTGAGAACCGATCATCCGGGCTACTTGTTTATATCCTTCCTTCGCGTTAAGCGAATCGCGATTTTTAATTTCTGGCATATATCCTGTCCTGTTGCTTGTGTAGTCTCTCCGCATAATCGTTGGCCTGTTCTATGGTCTTGAATTTGCCAAGATACTCCCCTGTCTGGTAATATCTGTCTATCGCTTCCTCGTCAGACATTAGATATGGTCTGCCTGTTCGGTCATAAGCTACCGTCGGGACTAATATCTCCCCGGTTCCATCATTAAAGCTCATGCTTCTTACCGTCGATACCGATCCATCAGGATTTACATATTGAGGACGGTTATATAAATCTACATTCCCGTTTCCGTATCTCCCTATCCCAAATCGGTACATCAATTCCTGTTCGTCTATCGGATTTCTACTTATGGCTAACTCTGGTATCATTCTTGGTCTCCTTTCGCAATTAGAAGTTGCATTTCTCTGTAAAACCCCGTGTTTTTTTGCATTTTGGCAAGTGTCTGTTGCTAAACTTTAGTGCGGTAAAGCGAGTTGTTTTTGGTATAAAATTTGGTAGCAAGACGGGGGGTTCCCGTCGCACCGAGTCGCCGCGCCACGGGGTGGGGGTATCTGGGGCCTGGCGTCGATCTGGCGCGGTTCCTGTGGGCCCTTTTCCGGCCGTCGGTATGATCTACGATAAAAATCAAGAAAAAAATAAAAAAATCTCTCAATTCTTGCTAAAAAAATACAAATGATCTATAAAAAATCACGGCCCCGATCCCTGTTTCCCCTGTATTTATGCGGGTTTGCGGCATTTGGTGATCTGTGCGCGAAACTTTACTTTCACGAATAGTTTATGTGTTTTGCCCCGTTCCCGGCTGCCGATCACGTCGCGTCTTTTACTATTGAAATATCAGGATCGTCAAGCCTTTTCGCGATCTTTTCCAGCATGGCGCGGTCTGTTTCCGTCATGATCTCCCCGGACACGTCTATCTTTTCCGTCGGTTTATCCCCGTATGTGTCGCGTATATACTCCGCTGCTTTAATATTGCCGCCCACGGCCCGCCCCGCGGCTACGATCTGAATCAAATCATATAAAGTAGCATCTGGATTTGATTTTTTGAGCCGTTCCGCGATATCTGGATCAAGGTCAGCGCCGTCGATGATCTTATCATTTATTTTCAGTGTTAGGATGTTATCAAGGCATTGTTTCGCGGTCCTTTTCTCTCCGTATAGTTTTTGCACTGCTACACCGCCGAGTCGTGATATCTCCCGCGCCCGTTCCGGCTCCCGTTCATTCAATACAGCAAAGTTGTGTTCTTTTCTCCCTGTTTCAAGATTTTTCCAGCCTTTTTGCTCCCCGACCGGCTCCGCCTCTCCGTTGATGATCTTTTCATATAATGACTTCTCTTTTTTCTCTCCACTTTTATTTGATTCTTTTCTTTTGCTTCTTTTCTTTTCTTCCATCGCTCCGCTGCTCCCCGAAAAACAAAAAGCGCGTCGACCTCATAAGGATCAAACGCGCCTTGACTTCATTCTATATTTATTTTCACCCGGCCCCGCCGGAGTCGTCTCTTTGCATTTTCTCTTTTACTGCTTCCATGATATAAGCATTGA